GGCTTTAAATCCAGCAGGAAGGTTAGCTAACGTACCAGCGTCAATTAACTGACGTAGAATGCTGGTAGCAGCGCGGCCCAAACCGCCAATCATGTGGATCAAACCAAAGCCATAGAACCCTAGGCCTGGCATAAACCGGTAGTGTACAAAGAACTGGCGCTTCTTGGCGAAGTCTGTGTCCTCATCAAAGTTCCTGCGGATCGACAGGATCTTACCAGACGCCTCGTCCATCGTAACAATGTAAGGCAGATGAATACCAGTGGGCTCCCCGTCTGGGGACATGTCCTCAAAGTCTTCTAAGTCCAGATCAACGTGCATCTCCAACACGGTGTAGATGTCATCAAGATAAGTCCTAGACGTACCCTGTATCTCGTCAACCTTCTGACGAACCTCGTCAGGCTCCGTATCCGCAGCTTGCAATTCAATATCACGGTAAAACCCCGCGACTTGCATCTTGCGAACTTGATTGTGATCCATGCGAAGAACGTGCGTAACCCTGTTCGCCGTCTGCAAATCAGAGGCGGCATAAGGAACCACAAGGTCTTGAGCGGGAATAAACTTGGATACAGCCCGCTGCTTGGATTCGTCAAAGTAAACCTTCTTAAAGGTAGATCCGGACATGGGGAGATAAAACAACAATTGATCCATGTCAGGATCATACTCTTCCATGACCTCTGTGATCATGTAGTTCATATAATCCTTAACGCGGTTGGCCTGACCCTCTGTCTCAGCGTCCTGCTTACCCAAGATCTGAGTCTGCACTGGACCGCCGGCAGGAAGTAATTCCTTATACGCCTGAGATTGAAACTGAGTGACCGATTCCGTAATTAAAGGATGCACAACACCAGAAGCCCCCGCAAAAGGCTGGGTGCGATCTTCCTGCTTAATACCTAGCTGGTCTAAACCCCTAGTGTACGTCTCCTCCCAATCAGAACGAGACTCAACATCATCATTGTAAGACGCTCGTAAATCACTGGACAACTCTCCAAGATACCCGTCATCAAGATACTCCGATAAGTTGGCGTCATGAGGAATAGGCTCTACCTCTTCCATGTCCGTCAACATGCCCGACAAGGCCTCAACGGTAACGCCGCCATCCTCTGTCGGTGTTATCTCAGCGCCGCCCGAGAAATCAATTGGCTCTTCAATCTCTACTTCCACCGAAGTGGTATCTTCAACCATCTCAATAGGCATCAGAGAAGGATCTACAAGTGATCCCAGTGGGCGAGGTGGCAGGGCCATCAGTAATACTCCCGATTACGTGTTCGATATTCGTCTTCCAAAGTGTCATCGCCCTCTAAAGAAACGAACCCACCCCGTCTGAAACGCATCAATGCTAACGTCATACTATCACAATAGTCATCATTGTCACCATTGGGAAATGAAACTACCTCTTCAATGACCTCGTCACTGAACTTCTTGTCAAATGGAGCCCAGACCTTACCCGCCTCAAACAAAGGAGCAATCATGTGCATCCGAGTAGTCTTGTCCTGCCCTCGGCCCGGTGAAAATCCCAGCGCAGGAATACCCCGAAGGCGTAACTCATCAATCAAGGGCTGTCCAGAGGCCTTGGCCTCAACAATCACCATGTCAGGCTCCCAGTATTCATGCTCCTCATAGGCAACTTCCTTTAACTCAGGGAAATTCCACCGGTCGCGCCGTGCATCCATTAGAATTATGTTGTCACCAGTCCCATCCTCGGGGTCAAAAATGCCCCAAGTGGTAATCGCACTAAAATCCGCCGTCTCTTTCTTAGAAAACGCCGTGTCATAGGCCTGTATGATATACTTAATGGTAGGAATGGACTTCTTATCCCAATCTTTCCACCACTCGCGCTTGATTATCGCAGCCTCAGAAGATGTCGGAGTCTGCTGCCACTGGGCATTCCACTTGGCTACCGGCAAAGACGCCTTGATCGAAAGTAAGGCGTCCTTTTCCCAGAACTCAGGCCATAATGGGTTGTCCGAAGGCAAAATAGCAGGAAATTCCACCACATCCCACTTGTCAGACATGATATCGCTGCCCTGCTGGGCCAATAAACGACCCGTCAAGTCCTTCTTACCCCAACGTGTCATAACAATTATGATTGCACCACCAGGTTGTAAACGCTGGCGAGGACCAGAAGTGTACCACTCATACGCATGATCAAACGCAGTCTCGCTTAATGCATCCTGTTCTGAATGAGGGTCATCAATAACGAGTAAATCCGCGCCACGGCCAGTGATGGCAGCGCCCACACCCGCTGCAAAGTACTCCGCGCCCTTGTCAGTGCCCCACTTACCCGCGCCTTTATTGTCTTCCTTAAGGTTGGTTTCTGGAAAGATAACTTTATACTCAGGGTCATCTATTAAATCCCTCACCTTACGTCCAAAACGAACAGCCAACTCGGTATTGTGCGTGGCCTGAATGATCTTGAGCTTTGGATTGCGCCCTAGAAACCAAGCAGGCATCAAGTAACTTGCGAACTCTGACTTGGAATGGCGAGGCGGCATGTTGATAATCAACCGCTTTAACTCGCCTCGAGCAACAGCCTCTAGCTTTTCCGCAATCACACGGTGATGACGGCCCTCAATGAAGTTGTCATACACATGATGAACAAACGGCATAAACCGCTCTTGAGCCTCTTCTCGTATATCCAGCTTTCGCTTGGCCTCAGTCAGCGCCAAAATCTCTTTCAGCGCCTCTTCAGGTAATGCTTGCAGATTCACCTACTACTACCTACCCAACCCTGGGATGTACGGGGTGTAATTGCTCTCAATAGCCGCGGGCTGATAGCGTGGGCTAATCTTTGGACGAACAACAACCCGGGGCTCTTTCTTCTCTTCCTTCTCCTTGGCAGCAACTACAGCCACCTCGGGCTCAATAAGCTGGCAGATATAAATGCCGTTAACCATGACGCGAACGTAACCCTTTGGACAACCCTGATCGTCGTTGTCATTGTCACTCGTATCAACAGGAACCTGTTCTGGAACCGTGTCAACGTCAACACCAGTGCCCGTGCCCGTGCCAGTGCCAGTGCCACCTGTCGTATCACCATCGTCCTCGCGAGTAATCGCAGGGGCGGGCTGTGGAACTGGGCGATCATCGTCCTCTGGACCTGGCGGAACGTTTACTTTCAAAGGAGCAACGCGAGTGGATAGGGCTTTCAAAGAAGCAATACGAGCTTTCTTCCGAGCATCTTCGATAGCCGTCTCAGTGTTCGAATCCGTGGTCTTCGCAGGAGTAGCCTCAGTAATACCACCGGACTTGTCTTTCGCGGTGCCCGTAGAAGTGTCCGTAGGAGCGTTCGGAGTGGTTGGCGCTATATCATTAGCTTTAGGGTCGTTAAAAGGAATATTCAAGTTCAATGGATTAGTTTGTGCAACCGGAATATAGTCAGATGGATTAACCTCGTCAGCAATGAAATCACCGAACGGATCGTATGTTCCTTTCCCCGCAGTAGTTGTAACGGCCGGCGCAAAAGGAAGTGTCCCAATACCCTTCTTGGGTTGCGCTAACAACGCATCAATATCAATATCTCCCGAAACTAATGAATCAACCGGAGTAGTAGGAGGAACGACAGCAACAGGAGACTTTGCTTCAGGAACGACAGGAGGAAGATCGATATCTTCTGGAAACATGCCCTCGAACTCAGATGGAACAGGAGGAGAGGTAGTTGGTGCGTTATCCTTATAAACAACGCTATTCAAATATTCTATACCCTTGAGCCTTAGTGCCTCTTTCGCGTTCATCTCATCTAACGTCATCGGAGGTTGAATCTGATCCACCGAAGTTACTGTCTCAGGAGCGGGAGGAGCGGCAATTAAGCTATCCAACAGTTGTTGTTGCGCGGAGGGCGTTAACGTATCCTTAAATGTTAACGCAGCAATCCCTTGGTCAACAGGATCCAAAGAAACCTTAGCCGTGGGTTTTATCAAACTATCTAAGTATTGCTGTTGAGCACTATCGGTTAACGTATCTTCAAATGCTAACGAAGGCTTTGGTTCAGAACCCACAGGAGGTGCTTCAACCTCTGGTACTGGAGAAACTTTGTCAGCAAAAGTGCCAATACCCCGAAGAGGAGCCATAGGGTCCTCAACATTCTCAGAAGTAAGAGCGGAAATATCTTCCCGAGATTTAACTACGCCTTTGGCTTCCGCCGCGGCCTTTGCTCTTTTATTATTAGCTATCTGACGATCACGGTTCTGTGCCGGCGTGTCCGTACCAGGCAATGGTAAGTCTGTGTCGTAGTTGCGTTTTCTAAAACGAGTTAAATCTAAAGGACCAGCGCCCTGTCTTTGCGCTAAATTCAAAGCCTCAACTCGGCTTTGATCATCAAGGTATTGTTGGAACGTCCGGTTTAAATCCCGAGCTTGATCAACATCGGATATCGCAGAAGCCGTTAGATCAGGCCCCTGTTGAGAAGTTGCATCAATAGCATCTTGCGCAAGGTTCAAAGGAGCCATCGCCTTGGCTTCCGCCTCAGCCTTTGCTCTTTGTGCATTAACGATTTGTTGATCCCGCTGCATCGCAGCCCTCTGTTCAGGGCTGTATATTTGGTTCGCAAGAGGGGAAAAACGGTCTATGCCGGCGGTCGGGAAAGTTCTTGGAACCCCCCCAGTTTGTAACGGACCCCCCAGATTTAGCGTGTCTATTGCAAGGGCATTTGGATCGTCAGGCGTTGATTCGGCGCCCTTATAAAGGTCCTCAAACTCAGTACGTTGATCCCCTAACCGTGTTCGGGGATCAACTCGCATCGCGCCCATAGAACCATCGGGTTTGACCAGCTTTGGACCTGGCTTTGGATACTTAAATTCATTCCTCAAAATATCTAATTTTGCCATTGCCAATTGAGGAGTTTTCGCTTCCTCATCAGTCATAATGCCTGCATCAACCAAAGTCTGAACCTCCTCTCGAGTTGGGGTCGTAATTGATGTCTTGTCGATAATCCTAACAATTTCTTTGTTATCTGCATCTCCCAATTCTCTAAGCATATCGCGGCTATCACCGAAGGTTCCGTTGGGAAGTTGTTGGGGAAGGCCACTGGTGTTAGCCGCAATCGTTTCTATATCCAAGCCGGGCAATGTGCCTTGCGTACCCATATTGAAGTTAGGATTTATAGGGGCCGTCTCCATTAAATTTGCCGTTCTAGCGTCTAATGCAGCTTTTGCAGCAAGCTGATCAGCCAACGCATTCTGATTAGGAATAGTGCCTTGCTCTAATAAAAGCTCAGAGGCCAAACGATCTTGAGCCGCCCTGTCCGCACCCGCCATGTCCAGTGGATCAGTGCCCACTATCTCAGGAGTTATCTCAGGAGTTATCGCCGCAGCTTGTTGCGCCGCTATGTTGCTCTGACTCGGATCAAAACCAGCCGAAGGCGCTTGATCAAATGGACCCGGCTGATACTCGATCTGAGCCGGCGCATCACCAGAAGGCGCGGCGGGGCCAGCAATGGCTAGTGGAGCCGCGGCGATGGGCGTTTGTGGCGCGGTTGATTCCCCCTGCGCTCTAGCTAGTTCCGCGGCAAGCGCGTCTTGATTGCCAAGAACATTAGCAAAAGGATCGCCGGTAAAAGTCTGTGCGTCCTGTGCAGGACGCTTCTTTATTGGCACTCGTTCAAACCCCGCAAGAGGATCTACCGTTTGTGCGGCGCCGCCTGGGGGCTGTTGCCCTGCCAATAAAGAATCAACCAAAGGATTAAACGTAGTATAGGGGCTTGCAACACCAACGGCCTCAATGCCCTCCGGAGTTAAATTAGCCGCGTTCGCAA